AAATTCTCCATATTTTACAAAAACTGATCCTGCTGAAACTATGCCATAAACTGCACCTGTATAAACATCATCAGCAATAAGTTGGTTAGGCATTAATGGGAAAGCATTTCCAGTTGAACCTGCAGTCACTCCTGTACCAACACCCCAATAAAGAGTCGCTGTTCCTTCAGGAACTAACCACCATTCTTTGCGAACCGCATTTGAAGCAATAATAAGCACATTTGTTGTTCCAACTGTAGTTCCAGCAACTGTACCTGTCGTTGCCCTAACTCGTTGTGTTGTACCTAAAGTAAGAACAGAAACTACTCCTACACCAGTCACAGTACCAGCAGAAGTTAAACTACCTGCTGAAACTACAATTGTACCTTCTACGTTTTGTGAGGATTCTCGTTGATCAGCCATTGTGGATTAATTATACTACACTTCGTCCCAGAAAGCTGTTGAGTACACGTCTGCGGCCAAAGCATTGTCATTATTAGTGATGACAGCCCTAAATTTAGCTGTACCAGTAGAGGCTTGGGTAAAATAAGTGTCTGCCGGGGCATTCCAATAAACTGTTGGGTTGGCAGCGGATGAAAATACTACCCCACCAGTACCTATAGTAGCCCCCGTATCGTTTACTCTTTGAATTTCACCCCTTATTGGAACTGATGATGCCATTAAGACTGACTGTAACTGCCCAGTTTTAGCGTTGGTAATAGCTGTAAAAGTAAGAGTTGCTAGTGCCCCAGCAGCAAGTGCCGCTGAGGTTTGATAACTAAATTGTGGAGAAGAAGCACCAGGATAGTTACTAACTGTAACAGTTCCGCCAGCGATATTGGAAATTTCCTTTATGGTACCTGCATTGGTTAATGATCCTACATTAACTACTGATCCAACTGTACCTAATGTATTTAATGTTCCTGCCGCAACTGAATTTACAACTCCAACTGTTCCCAAAGTATTTTGTGTACCGGCTACTATTGCGTTAACCACCCCAACAGTACCTAACGTCTGTTGAGTACCGGTAACAATATTATTAAAAGTACCTGCGGAGGCTCCAGTAACAGATACCGCCCCTGCTGATGAAACCAAAGGAGCATAAATTGTTCCACCTGCATCTGTACCGGCAATTAAAACTGGATTGGCAACAGCGGCAGCACCACTAGCAGCTTTACCACCAATCGTACCAACTGCTAAAGCAGTTAGAGTTCCAGTTTCAAGAGCTGTAACAGTTCCTTTAACGATATTGTTTACAACCCCTACTGTGCCTAGTGTGTTTTGCGTTCCCGCAGCGACTGAGTTAACTACACCAACTGTTCCTAGAGTATTCTGAGTACCAGCTACAATGGCAGTAATTGTACCAGCAGCTAGATTAGAAACTGAGGTAACAGTACCATTATTGATATTGGCAACTATATCGCCAGCTGTTTTAGTTTTTACCGGAAGTGGTGTGTATTGATCAGCCATAGTTTGTAATAAAAATAGCGCTCAAATAGAGCGCCTTCTAAATTCCGTTCATTGGCAAGCTTTTATCTTGCTAAATTAATTTTATTCTTTTAACTGTGGTTTGTCAAGATTCTCCTTGAGTTGTTTAATTACCCCATCCATATTGGACACTTCTTTCTTAGTGGCTTCCATATTCTCTCTTATCCTTAGTTTCTCATCATCAATTTCTAATAGTCTTAATTCCTGTTGAAGATAACGCAACTTCATACCGTCTCGTTCAACTTCCATTCTTTTTAATTCCACTCCCTTGTTTGGCATTATATCACTCATATTATTCTCCGAAGATGACACCCTCAAAGCTACGGGTGTCCCCGTTTTGATTAGTTACTAATAAAAGAACTCTTGTACTGGAGGCAACTGCTTCTGGATTAGGTAAAATAATTCTAGCAATTTTGTTTGCTACTGATGTAGCTCCCGAGTATTTGGTGGTTCCAACTCCAATCTGTAAAGCAAAATAACCCTGTCCCTCACCTGTGGCAGAAAAACCTCGTAGTTTAAACGCAGTACCGGCTGTGTAATCAACTAAAGTCCCAGTAACAGTATCGGCTATTGAACCAGAAGTACCGAATGTGTTAGTGGCAGCCACTTCTGCGGCTGTTAACGATCCGACCGAGAGAGAACCTGCAGGGGCTAGGTTATAAACAAATTGTGCCCCAGTTAGAGGATCTGCCGCACCACGAACTATTTCAGCTGTTCCGTTTACATCGGCCGTTCCAACAGTACCACTAACAAAAGTATTAGTTGGGAATTTATTAGCGTCCTGAGATGCGTTGTATGGAGGTTCGGTTCTAGTGACTCCCATTTATTCCCCCTTTGGTAATGTTGGTTTTGTTTGTAGTATCTTAACGACAGGTTTTCTTTGATTTGACTCGGCTGGTGGTGGCGTGACTATTTCTTGCTTTTTACCAATCATCAATACCTGTCGGGCACTTCCAGAAGTAACTACCTTAGTTGCCTCTAAGCCTTTAGATTCCAAAAACTTAGAGAAGTCAGTTTCCCAATCACCAAAGCTACTCCAACTTTCAGCTGGATCAAAGATAAAAGAACAATCAATTATTATGTAACTCATTTAATCATCTCCATTGCGGTTTTAATTGCACCTTTAGAATATTTACCCTTCTTAACGTGTTTCGGTAACTTCTCTCCTTTAGGAGTCTTCTTTTCAAACTCTTTTGCTATATCTGGATGTTGGCTATACATAAATCCTCTTTGCGCTTGTGATTTGAAAGGCATTATTGTCCTCCTCCTTGAGGCTGTTCTTGACTATCAGGTATTCCGTTCTTATTAAGATCAACTGCTGCTTGAGCTACTCCGATTTGATTCTCTTGGATTCTTTGATCCGAAGTTGGGAACATACCGGCATTCTTAGCGTCAAGCATAGTTTGTGCCATTGCAACTTTCATTGATTGAATCTGTTGTTCTGCCATCATTCCAGCTGCTTGATTCTGTTCCATAGCTTCCATTATCTCTTGAGTTGATCCAAAACCGTAAGTCTCTAGTAGTACTTGGAAGAAGGTTTTAACTACTTCTGGATTGACTAACTGAAGTTGAGCCAGTTGAATTAAGTAGTCTCCAAGTTCTTTAGCGGCGGCCTTCTGTCCTTCCTTGGTGTAACCCATACCTTTTTCTACTTCAATTTCAACGTGGTAGTCTTTCTTGATTGGGATAACTTCCTGCGGTGTATCAATTCCTAAATCTTTTCTCTTTTGAATAGCACTTTCTCCGATGATATCGAAATACTGTGGTTCACCCTTTTCCATAAATGCCACCGATTGTGGAGTTAAGAAGTAGTTATCCGCTAAGTCTAGTATCTTTTCACTAATACGCTGTACCGTGCCTTTCAGGCGGTTAGAGGCTATGATTAAATTGGCATACTCCGACTCCTTTAAAGTCTCAATAGCGGCGTTAGCTTTAACTCCGGTTGGTAATTTACCTAGTGTAGTAGTTGTTACACCTTGTTCCTCTATTTGCTGATTAAGTAATGAAATGAAGTTAGTGACAAATGGTGGAAGATTGGCCACAACGCCCTGTGTTGGTGGTGTGGCGGTGTATTCTACAAGTTGTCCGCCTGGTGTGTTGTTTATTTCAAAATCTTCCCCTTTACGTTTCATCCAAACACCGGACACCATAGTGTGTAAATACTTTTCTACTCGGCTAACCACTAAATCTAGTGATTTATTAGCCGGAATAAATCTCTCAATCATTGGTACTTGGTAGATTGGACCTGGTTCTAGTCTTAAGTCAACAATCGGATATCCTGGTAAGTTAAGATATTTATCTAAAACAGCTACATTACCTTCAACAAATACCTGACGAATAACTGGATCACCCTTCTTTTTACCCTTTAGTATCTCATCCCCACCTTTTTGGCTACGAATACGGGGCATATTCTCATCATCTAGGTATTCTTTAATAAAAGCTTCTTTCTCTATTAAGGACTGGCTAGTCTCCGCATTAACGCCTTGGAACCTTGCTTTCATATAGGCATCTTTGATTTCACTACTTGCGTATCTATTATCAGCCGATATCTTGGCTACTTGTTCTTTATCAAAGCGTTCATCAGCTTTAATCTCACTAATGAAGCGTCTGGTTGTTTTAATTATGTAAGGACAGTCTTCTAACTCAGTTAAAGTACCGTCTAGAAATATATCGAAAGCGTCAAAGACTTGGGTTTTAATCTTCTCACCGATTGGGTCGGGCCAGACTTGTAAGTAACTAACTCCGTGTTTAGTAGCGAGAATAGTCATCAAGGCAAGCTTCTCAATCATCTCTTGGTCTTTATACTCTTCCTCTAACCAATGTCCAACTAACTTAGCGACTCGTTTACTTTCTTTTACCGCTTGTTGATACTCAGTCTCTTGTGGAGCCTGTTGCATTGGTTGTCCTGTACTAGGATCTATCTGTGGTGCTTGCTGTGGTTGAGGTGGAAAGGCAGCGGCATTAACTCTCTCTGGGTAAACTACCGGTGTTGGATCACTACCCATAAGTAAGTTAGCTAAGCCCCTGATTTGCCGTGAGGCTTTAGGAATAGCCCGCATTGGATTGTAAATTGTGGAGTTAGCCGATAGATCGACTATCTTATTCTGTTGTCTTGACCAGTATCGAAAGTGGTAACCATCGTCAAAGAAGTTGTTATCGTACCAGCGTCTTTCAAAGTTTACTCTAGCGTCTTTACTTCTAGTTCGCATATCATCAACTGCATCTCCGATCTCTCGAAGTGTTAATTTAGTTGTTGAATACGGTAATCGGTTAGTTGCCATTAATCCCTTTCGATCCTGTAAACTTTCCCTGCTGGTTCTTTGTAAACTGATTTAACATATTCTTTGCTTCCTCTACCAAATGCGGTGTTTTACTTGCTTGTAAGTACTTAGTCCAATTAACTGTATCTGCTGCTGATGTGTTCTTAAGCACTCTACCTGGCATATGTATATTAAAAGTCTTTTCCGGTGCTCCATGTACCCCTAAAGCTAAAGCTATTGACTGCGGTGAGTAGTCTGGCTTTCCAAAAGTCTTTGCTGCTAACTTTCTCATTGGTCCTAAAACAGGCGTATTGTAATTATACGGACTTAAGTTACCTATTAAGGATTGTGCAATCTTAAGTATGTCCATTCTCTTCTCCTACTATATTTTTTAAAAACTCTTCATCTGTCAAATCGGCTTCACTTACAAGATCAGGTACTGTTGGAATTGTCGACTTAACTACTTCAATCTTGTTAGCCATCTGTAAATCCCTAAACTGCTCCGGTGTCTTAGCTAGTACAGCGTTTAATAACTGTGACTTATCCTTGTTACTCTCACGCACATACAAGATATGTCCGGCTAGTAAAGCTACGTTTAAGGCGGCTAGTATTCCTATTGCTATGAGTTCTATCATAAATTCCTTCAGGGCGCATATAGCGACACTTCAGTCACAAGTAGTAATAAACTATCGGACAAGATATCTTGCTTTCCAGTAGTTATCAAACGGATTAGGCACTCTATAATTACCTGTTGCGTAGAAAACTCCATCTGGATTCTTAAACCAAGGGTATCTTTGATGTAAGAACTTAACTCTAATTGGTACTCCTTGGTATTCGTATTCATACCCGTCTTTAGTTATCTCAGTTCCAGCCGGTATTAAATGTTCACTGTCTCTAATTGATTCTAAGACTCCGATAGTATTCTCATTGACGTACTTATCTTCAACTAGAACGTCTATTCCGTCACCATACAGCTCAGTAACATCTCTCATAGCCTTAGCTGTATCCTTGTGCATTATCATATCCAGGCTAAGCATAGCCCGATCCATTACATCTTCTATTTGGAATAAAGCTTCTCTAAGCTCTTGTTCACTAAATTGCTTCAAAGTCTTTCCAGTTTTGTTCTTCTTCTGCATAACTTGACTCCTTTATCTTTCTAAATGCCTGTAGCCTCGTCTGAGGGGCGTCAGTCTTAGTAATATTCAAATCGTGTAGTCCCCATACCATTAATGCATCAGCGGTTACTATATCGTCATGGTAGCCTATCGGTGCTCCGTACCTAAGTCTACCGCTTGGTAGTATCTCATACGCATAGTTATCATACTCTAAAAGTGCATCTTCTGTCTTTAATAGCTTACATTTCTTCTGCTCTATCCAAATGCTTAGCTTCTCAATTAGATCCTTTTTACTTTCCTCGGTGAACTTGTAGCTCTCTACGGCTGTACCGTTCCTTGCTAGATCATCAAAGATTGGGTCCCCTAAGCCTGTGCTATCTAATATTACTAATGCGTTATTGTAGTGCTTAGCTATCGAAGCTATCTTCTTCTTAATAAACGGCCATTCCATCTGATTAAACCTATCCCTGTAAACCATTGAGTTGTTAGCTCTATCAGCTACAGATACAACAGTGTAGTCTTTGTATTTACCTAAATCACAACCGGTAGTGTAATAGTGACCCTCAATCGGCATATCCGGTAGGGCTGTCATTACATCTCTTACACCTTTGAATATCTGTCCCTGACCCTCTAAGAAGTCACACTCCCACTCTTGTCTGTAAAAGCCTTCATTTAAAGCTGTCTTTTTAGCCTCATCTAAATCGTGTTGAGAGATTATTCCGGATTCACTAGCCTTAAGTAGCCAACTCTGCCACTCTGGATTACCACTGTTGCCTCTATTGTAAAAGTCCCAGCCGTGATTCTTACCTTTCGGTGTAAAGACAAACCAAGCCCAGCCTCCGTTAGCCCGAAGGACTGGTTCCATAATTGACCAAGCCTCTATCTTCATAAATGCCCACTCATCAAATACCATTCCTAGTGGACCTGCACCACGAAGTGCATCTGGATCATCAGCACCCTTGAGTTGAATATAACTACCGTTTTTAAGGTACACAATTAGCTCAGTCTCATTCTGTCTGGCAATTAAGTCTTTAGGTATTATCCTAAATAACATATTTGGATCTCTCCAGACTGCATCCTTAGCTTCAGAGTAAGTTGGGAAGATATGCCAATATGCCCCCTTCTTAAATAAAGCTTGCTTAACTAACTCAATTAACGCTGTGGTTGTCTTCCTTGCTCTCCGGTGCCACACTAGGACTTTGAATCTGGTGGGATTCCGTAATACCGTTTCCTGATGTGGAAGTAATTGAGTCCAATCTGGGAATGAAACCACTGGCGAGGTCGATTCTGTAAGTGAATATTGGTTGTCCATCTTTGCCTGCTATTTCTTGAGCTGTGATGTCAGGTAGTGCTTTAGATAATAATGTTTTGGCTGCTCCAAGTCTTGCACTATCATTGTCTCCAGTCTCAGCTATTTCCTTTAATATCTCTATCATTCTCATTGCATTATCCGCTGCTTTAGCATAAAGAGATATCCTACTTGGGTGGGGGGACGTTTTAGCTTCTGCGTTTATTTCTTTCTTCATACAAAAAAAACCATTTCTACGTGGTCTTCTATAGTCACTACGTGTTGGACGCTGTATTATCGTCTAAGTACATATTATTACTATTTTGGTTCATTTGTCAATTTAACAACTAAATCTGGTACTAGCTTAATGTCAAAACAAACAGCACATCGCCAACCATTATCTGGTATTGCTACGTTGAGTGTAACGACTGTTGGTACACAATTAATTTGCCAATAACCGTGCTTACATTCGGCTAATTTATCACAAGCAGATTGAGCTACTATTTTTACTTCACAGTTTCTCGGACATTTGTTACCATTTATCTTTGGGTATTTCCACAACCAATCTTTTAAATATTTCATCGTCTTAAACTAACAAAATCTGGTAAATTACTCTTTAACATTTTATCTAATATACTTGGTATTTCTTCTTTAGTTTCAGGCCAATATGCTTTGATGTTATTTAGTATTCCCTCTTGGTGAGTACCGTCAAATAGCTTCCAAGCATCTTCACTCCAGTGGCTAATACCATCGTGGGTATAATCCTTGTCTCTACCTCCACCAATGATTTTCACTGGTATATTTTCGTGATTCACGTATGTTCTCCAAGTTTCAAATGGTCTATATAATGCAAAACTTGTTATTGAATAGAAAAACGGTATCTTGCCCTCTAGAGCGAGTCCTACACATATATCAGCACAAGCTTGCTCCGCAGCTCCACCATTTAAGAATCTATCTGGATATGTGTCTCTAAATTCGTCCCACATACCCATACCCAAATCAGCTGTCACTAACCATATTTTAGGATTTAGTTTAGCTTGTTTAACTAGTTCTGAAGCAAATGTTCTTCGCATTAGTAAACTGCCTCCTCAAGTCTATCCATATCTTCACGTACTGGATCATCATCTAATATCCTTAATGCTAATTTATATTCTTGCCAGTTCATTACTTTATAATGTGCATCTTGGCCTTTAAGAAAAGGGAAATCATCAAAGTTAGTTTGAACGTGGTTCATTAAATTAGGTGCGTAAGTATTTAGTTTAAGTATTAGCTCATCATTATTAATATATTTATAAGCTCCATAGTTATTGTGGTTTACATAAACATTTAAATTGTCTAGTTTTTGTTCATTAGCCACTCTCAATGATTCCCAGACACTACCTTCAGCACATTCTCCATCACTGATTAAGCAGTATATATTTCTATTTCTATTGGCTAGTGCCATTCCTACTGCGATTCCTATTCCATGACCTAGTGAACCTGTGGAAGCCCAAATAAAACACTCTTTACACCGATCTGGGTGTACCCCGTGGTGTTTAAATATATCTTCAGCGTTTTTGCCTTGATGTTTTTCAATCACCACATACTGAGCCAAACCTGCGTGACCACTTGAAAGAATGAATTTATCCCTATGTATATCCATCTTTGAATAGATGTCTTCAATAATATCTACAGCCGTTAATACAGAGCCGAGATGCGATAAATGGTACTTGTGACTAATTGTAATTATTCTTTTCTTTAAGTCCCGATTTAATATTTTCATAAATCTTCTTTAAACCTACATCTAAAGTAGTTGGTAAATAGAGTGAATCTCCTTTATAGTACCAATCTAAACTGTCATAGTCTCTACCTGTCTCTGAGAATGAATAGAATGCTTTTCTTCCGGTGATTCGTTCTATCCTGGAGACTATTTCCATATTCGTTGTTGGTCTACCAGTTCCTACTTCAACTATATCTTGTTTAACATTATTTGCTAATACGATAGCGATATTAATATAGTCTTCAATATAAACGTAATCGTGAACTGGTGTTGGATCTATTTCCATAACTGAGCCGTTTAAACACGAATCAAACACTTTAGGAATTAAATGTTCTGGGTTATCGCCAATACCATACGGTTTATGCGGCCTAATAATGACAATCGGAAGATCATACCGTTGAGCTAGTTCTTCCATTAAAACTTTAG